AATAAACGGGTTTCTCCTGTCTGACGACGGGAAAAAGATACTCTTTGATCACCTCGAAAAGTTTTACAAAAGTCTCGATGCGGCCGAAAAGGCCTACTTCGATGACGGTATAGACGCTCCGTGTCCGCTCAGGGCCGACATTATCAAAACGAAACGAATTTATTTTTATAAATTTTTGGATCAGTACCTGTGCTACAGGTCAGGACCGCGTTCAATGTCTCTCAAGGCGGGCAAATCCGCAAAGATTCTGCAGGGCGCGAGTCTTGCCGGAACAGTCGCAAAGGCGCACGCGGGAGGCGAGGGCGCACATACGGGTGAAGAACTCCCAAAAGTTCTCAAACACCTTGGAATTACAGACTATGGCCTGGCTGACCCGTCGGGAAAATTGAGAGCTGGATACGAAGGAAAAAGCCCACACTTTGTAATCTGCAAACCTAATAGTGGAAGAGACTACATGGGATTTCTTCCGACATTTAGGCCCAAGACATATTCTAAAATGTGCTGTTCGATAACAATCGGAAACTCAAAGGCTTCAAGTACCGTTCGGCACCACTATCACGCAATTACCGGGTTTATGTGTGACGGAAAAGGATACCTCTTCGATTCGAACCAGAGGAAGATGTTTCCGTGTAAATGGTGGCTCCCCAATGAACTCAAAATTTGTCTAGAGGAAGTTGCTAAAGCGTACGATTTTTTCATAGGAGGTCAAATAGATTACATGAGTTACAATTACGTAATTTATAGTAAAAATTCATATGTCAAAGGAATAAATCCCGTGTGCCGGCTCAAGTACAAGAAGACCAAGACGCCCATGGGGTCAAATTCGTGGAAATGGAGGTTCAGTCAGCCAAACTTTGTATTTAAGCTTGAAGGAGGACTTTTTGGAAATGGGTATAAACCTGCCGAGATTGCCGCAATTAAGCGCGCGTACGCACGATATCGCGCTCGTTCTCCTGTAAAAACCCCTAATCTAAATAAAGCATTCTTTGACTCTCGCCTCGAGTCGAGTAAATCGTTTGAAAACGGTCTCCAAATTGTAAAGAATCTTGAGAGTGCCGGATACACTAAAAACCAAGCGGAATACAATAAATATGTTGAAGCTCTTCGTAAGAAATTTTCAACAAATGCACCCACAAACATATTTTCCAATGCCAAGCGCCGGATGGAGGCTGCAAAATTCAAGTACGAGCGGGATGCAGTTTATTCACAGGTTTGGAGGAAACTTCCGCCCATTCAGCGAAAAATTCTGTCCGACCTAAAAAAGGGAGGCCCTCCGCCCAAAAAGCCGAGCCCCGTGGTTAGCCCACGGACCGCTCGCCGAAAGAATATTGAATCAAAATTTAACAACTACTGGAAGCAACTCACAAAGAACAACCGCAACACAGTCAGGGAATACATTGCCCGACACGCGAGCCCGGTAAAGGCTCCGAGCCCCGCCTCGAATGTAATGTCGAAGATTAACGCGACCAAGACGGCCGTGGCCCGAAAGGCTATTCTCAAAAATGTCAAAGGAAAAATTAATGCATCAAATTATAAAATTCTTTTGACAAAAGTCAAAGAAATGAATCAAGCTGCACGAAACGCAAGGAAGAAGGCTTAAAAAGTAAGGACCCTTCCTAGTAAATGCAGATTTTCGTAAAGACTCTGACAGGCAAGACTATCACGTGTGAAGTAGAATCAAGTGACACTATCGCAAATGTTAAAGCAAAGATTCAGGATCGCGAAGGCATCCCACCCGACCAGCAGCGGCTCATCTTTGCGGGCAAGCAGCTCGAGGACGAGCGTACACTGGCAGACTACAATATCCAACGCGAGTCGACATTGCATCTTGTGTTAAGATTGCGTGGAGGAATTAAAAACAAATAAGCCTTCTTATTATATGTTGTACACTGGAAGAATTTGAAACAAAGCAAGAAGCGAAAGTTTGGATGAATGAAAGAGAAATCTATTATATTTCGACTCTCAAGCCTGCGTATAATGCAGCGCCGGGAGGACTTGGTCACACAGGTGTCGTTTGGTCCGAAGAACGCCGTAGGTTGTTTAAAGAACGTATGTCTGGCAAAAATAATCCAAACTTTGGTAAACCCATTTCAGAAGAAACTAGAAAAAAACTTTCAGAAGCGTTAAAAGGTCGTATAATTTCAGAAGAAACTCGAAATAAAACGAGTCAGACTATGAAAAGAATTCAAATATCTGAAGAAACCCGTAAAAAAATGAATGAAGCACGAAAAGGTCGCAAAATGCCAAGTGGAAAAGATTCTAAAAGGGCAGTTTCTATTGACCAATTTGATTTAGAAGGAAACTTTTTAAAAACTTTTGGTTCAATTGCGGATGCAGCTTCTGAATTAAGGTGTCAGCGTTCAGGAATATGTTTTGCTCTGAAAGGTCGAATTAAAACTTCAGCTGGATATGTGTGGAAATACTCAAACAAATTTCTAGTCGATGAATAATGGGAATCGATCCTAGGATTTTTGGTCCAAGTTTTTGGGGTGCGCTTCACCTTGCATGCTATGGAGCAGAAAACCCAGACAAGGTTCGTGAATTTATAGCCCTTTATCCATATGTTCTTCCGTGTATAGGATGCAGGACCCATTTTGCAAAGGTTCTCGAGGAATTTCCAGTTCCAGACACGTCAGCCCCAATGGAGCTTTTCGAGTGGTCCGTCTTTGTTCACAACATTGTCAACGAGCGTCTCGGAAAACCTACAATTACAAACGATGAAGCGCTCATGGAGTGGATCGGAAACAAGATTATGGAGTTTGAAATGGAGGCCCAGCCCAAACGAGGCATTCCTTTGTGGCCGTTTGCAATTCTTGCAATTTTGATTCTAATTATTATATTCATTAAATTCAAGAAGTAATGGCAGGTGGACTATTTTCAGGCCATCCGTTTTCGCTCAACATTAAATGTATAATTTTTACATTGATTCTTGCGGGGGGATATTGGTATCTTCCTCACAAAAATCCATGGGTCCTAGCATTTCTGATTTGGTCACCCTACATCGTGCTCGCGTGGTACGACTACTCGTATGACTGTAAAGACAAGCTCAAGCCTACGCTCGTTCCGTTTGGGCGATACGTTTGGCTTCCATTCAAGCCTCCGGGGTACAAACAAGAATTCAATAAGCTTCCACCCGAACAAATCAAAGACATGGACACTTTGGACCACATTGTCGGGTGGACGATAATTGCGGCAATTGCTGCTTGGACAATAGTTTAAAGGCAAGGGTCCCTCCTATAGAAATGAACTATACGCGACTGAATCATGTCGAACACATCATCAAGCGTCCAGATTCCTACGTCGGCTCTCTCATTCCCGAACCTTCCCCCACGTGGGTCCGAGACGGAGATTCCTTTACTCATACTCTTCTTTCTGTATCACCTGGTTTGGTGAAGATTTTTGACGAGGTTCTCGTCAATGCAATTGATCAATATTCTACGAATCCCAAAAAGATTACTCGAATTAATGTCACAATTTCAGACGAAGGAAGTGTCACCATCGAAAATGTCGGGATTGGCATTCCAATCAAAAAACACGAGACGGAGAAGATTTGGATTCCCGAGCTTATTTTCGGCCACCTTTTGACGAGTTCAAACTATAACGACGACGAAGAGCGAGTCACCGGTGGCAGAAACGGCTACGGAGCAAAGCTCGCAAATGTATTTTCTAAAAAGTTTTGGATCGTCATTAGCGACGGAAAGAAGATGTATCGACAGACCTGGCGCGACAATATGAGCACGTGCGATCCGCCCACCATCGAGTCTACGACTGTTCAACCGTATGTTCACGTAGGATTCGATCCAGATTTTTCCAAGTTTCCGAGAGACGGATTCGTTCGGGTCGCCGAGCGAAGAATGTGGGACGCTGCAATGTGGTGCTCAAAGGCCCGAATCAGTTTCAACGGTTCCCAGCTCGAAGTCAAGTCGCTCGAGGAGTATGCTCGCATGCACGGTCTAGAAAGTCTCGCAAAGATGCACACTGAAAACTTCGACATTATCGTGGGTCATTCGACGACTGGAGCATTTCAGCAGTGTTCGTGGGTCAATGGAATTTCTACCGGGAAGGGCGGAACGCACGTTGACAAGGTGACAAAGCTCATTGTCGACGAATTGACAAAGGACAAGAGGATCAATGTCAAACCTGCCCAAATCAAGGCAAGTCTCTTTGTGTTTGTCCGGGCCGTCGTCATCAATCCGACATTTAGCAGTCAGACCAAGGCGGAATGCACGTCAAAAATTACAGAACCCATCGAACTGAAACCAAAGTTTATCAAGGACATTCTCGGGTCTGGCGTGCTCGACGATCTCGTGGCGCTCGGTGCCGCCAAAAATGACAAGGAACTCAAAAAGACGGATGGAACAAAAAAGGCGAGAATTTCTGGAATTGCAAAGCTTGACGATGCCAACTGGGCCGGAACACACAAAAGCCACGAATGTACCCTCATCATCACAGAAGGAGATTCGGCAAAGGCGCTCGCAGTTGCCGGCTTGAGTGTCGTAGGCCGAAACGCGTACGGAGTCTTTCCTTTGCGCGGAAAGCCGAGAAACGTGCGAGATGCGACTGTTTCACAGGTGACTGACAATGAAGAATTTTCAAACATTAAAAAGATTTTGGGTCTTCAGCACGGAAAGGTATATACGTCGGTCCGCGAACTTCGGTACGGCCGATTAATGATCATGACGGATGCCGATCTCGATGGGAGCCACATCAAAGGGCTCGTTCTCAACATGTTTCACGTGTACTGGCCAAAGCTCATTGAACTCGGATTTGTGGTGTCGATGGTGACGCCCGTAATCAAGGCCGGGAAGG